CGATTTGTCGGCCTTGCAGCCGACTCTTCATTTCTTCACCTGTTGCTTCGCCAAGTCTTTCAAGAGTCTCTTGGCGTCGCGCTTTTAAATATTCTACCAGTGGCTGCATGTCTTGAGTACGCATCAGTGAAAAACACCGAGCTACCCGATCATCGACACGAATCACTTATTTGCACATTCCGTCAGTTTTGGCGCATTCAGAAGTGTATTCAGCACCGCCGCGTTTACCCAAACTCATAATATCTCCGTTATTGCCGCCTGCGCCTTGCGAGGCTGGGCCTTTAGACATACCGTCAGTTTTGGCGGACTCTTGCGCGTACTCTTTAGAACGCGATTCCATTGGTTTGATAGCTTGCATAGAAAACTCCTTTGTGTGAATAATATACCAAAAAACTACACTGTCAACTAGGGATTCCGGCTTGCGGCGCAAAATTATTTGTCACTGCTGCGCCATTTTCAAGTTGCGCACCGGGGGCAGGGGCCGGAAGTGACCCCCCAGCTTGAGACTGCCCACTTGCTTGGTTGGCCTGCATCTGTTGTTGCTGAGCCATCTGCTGCTGCATAAGCATACGCTGTTTAAGAACCTCAACCGGGGGAACAATAAGTTCTGGGTTAAGGTCAAGGGTTTTAGCCGACTGCCGTAGCAACTCCGCAATACCTTCCATTCCAACCACCTGCTGTACAACCGGGCTTTGCAGCGCAATTTGTAGAAACTGGTTTTGGCGAACTTGAGCTTGTTCTTTTTGAACCAACGAAGCGGCACCGCGTGCGCGGCAATTAACATCACCCTTCAAATCAGGATCAGAGCCATAACGCATATTATAAAAATATAACCGATTAATTGCTGGCTCAATAACTGCGTTATCAATATTAGCAATAACCTGCTTAATAGACTTACCTGCATTAGTCATTAGCATAGACATACCCGAAGCTGTACGTCCAGCGCCACCCGCAGGGCTATCGCCGGTCATATACCTAGGTATACCCGTGTATTCATCTGCCAGCGTAGCAAACTTTTCGTACACAGCCATTAACTCCTGCGCAAGCGAATTTGGCTGGTAAAACTGCATAGGCGGCGCACTGCCAGCCATTGGATCAGACGTAACTTGCCAGACCTTCCATGGGTATAGCTGGGTAATATTCTCACCCTGCGGCAGCCGATCAATGTTGTAAACCACCTGTGGGCCGGACGAAATGGACATGTTATTGACCAACGACCTTGCGGCTGCATTGCAAATGTCCTGAGTGTCCCGGCACAAGTCAGCTACAGAGTTACCCCAGAATGCACCGGGGACTTCTTCATAGGACGCCTTAAAGTACGGCTTGCGCCCCAATGGATCGGGGTTTATAGCCGCTTTAATTACCCAGTGGCCCACTACCCAGCCCTCAATCGGATAATCCATCAGCGGGTCTGGAATTTCTTCCTCGGTTAGACCCCAGTCAAGAAGCAACTGCCCTTGCACGCTACCCCAGTACTGGAGCGCGTCAATAAGCTCAGACGGGTTTTGCTGCACGCCCATGGTTGACTTACCCTCAGCCGAAGCCTTGTTCATGTCAACGTAAATCCAGTCGCGCAGACCGCCCTTGCCGTACTCTTCCAGCACGCCGCGAATAGCATTTTCGCTATACCCTTCAACGCCAATCATGGCTTGCAAGTCGGCCCGGGAAAGTTTGTGGCGCTCAATAATTGCACCGCCATCCTCAATATCCGACATGTCCGCAGCGGGGTATAGATTAAATGGGTCAACCCGTTCCCACTCAAGGCAAAGCTCATCAACAACGTCAAGATTATATTGACCGCCGGAGCCGGGAACCCATTTCATTTTTGGACGTTTGCGGACGACTGGCCCCTTCATAATCGCAGAGGGGAACGTGGTGATATCGTCAAGAAACTCGCTGAACGCCCTAGACCAGTTGCCTTCATACAACTGATCTTCCATTTTCAATTCCATACGCTCAGCCGTGCGCTTAGCCATGTCCTGTAAGTGGGACATTACCATGTCTTTCATCTCAAGTAAACGCTCACGTACCTGCTGATTTGTAGGGGGCGCACCAGCCATATAAAGCTGCTGGACTTCCTGCTGTGCCTGCTCCATGATCGACTGCACTTGGTCAGGCGGGAGATCAGGCATCGGGCTTGGCTTAACAGTCCAAGGTTTGTCATCAGCGGCTGTTACAAGGGTATCTTTCAGCCAGCTAGAAGCCGCACGACACTTGTTCGATGTCAGCATCATGTAGATAGTGGCGCTACCCTGCTCACGTAGCTGGGCCAGCTTATCAGGGTCATATTCCCCGCGCCGCGCCCGTACAGACTTGAGCATTTTGATTTCAGAAGTCTGCTGCTTTGCCAGCATGGCAGACATCCATTTTTTACGAATATATCCAGCTAAAGCTTGTACTACAGGCTGAGAATTAGCCCGTTGCGCTTCGGCTTTTGCCTCGTCATGAAGCCCTTTGAGAGACTTAATAGTGACAAGTCCGCCTGCCGAAACTACTCCCGGCGCGTTGCTGTTCGTAATATTTAAGCCAAGTTGCATATGCGTCACATCTTTTGTATGGGGGGTGTAAACGATTTTGGTTTATGTGTCAAGTCCAGACATAATCTACTCTCTTGACTTCAACCGCTTTGCGCGACCAAGAATCCCCAGTTACGTTACCGTCTGCGTGTAGGCACGCATATTGATGCGCGTCTGCAATGTGGGAATGCGAATTTTTCTCTGGCTTGTCGTCTGCCTCGCCATTTTGCCGGATTTTATACCTATATCCGCCTCTTAGTGCAGCAATAAGGTGTGTACATGACGGATCAACTAGATGGGCAGGTTTACCATCCACCGTACGTGTGAGCATCTTATCAACTGCATTAATACGTGCCACAATGCTGTTGGACTTGGCAGAAATTACCCTAAATCCCTCAGCCCGCAATATATCAAACACCGAACGCTCGTCGGTCTGAGCCCGCTGCTGACCAGCCGGATCACCCACAATTAGCACGTTCATACCCGGAAACCGGTTAGCCAGCATGGGTTTGAGCTTCTCCCGGCAAAACCGCAGAGTCCCCATACCCTCAGATATTAAGTCAGCAAACGTCAGCAGCCGCCCTTGGGCATCTACCTGATTAATAGTACAGGCCGGGGTTAACCCAAAGTCCATCCCAATCATCAGGGGGTGGGTCTGCAACTTTATGTGCGTTAGTGTCTGTTTTGCAACATGTGTGTCCCGGTCAAACGCCTTAAACACCGGCTGCCCACTGAGTGATTTACCAAACTCGCCGTGTACGTACACGTCTATCCAGTCCTCAGTCTTACCTTCGCACAGGTTCTCGTAGTACTCGTCAGGCAGGTACTGCACCCAGTCAGCTTCTTGGCTCAAGCCACTAGGCTGGATAGTAACGTGCATGTTCTGCGGCGGCTCAGTCAGTATCTTTTCCCAGAAAGTGTCCATGTCCGGCGGGTTAGTCGCCCCCCAAACTTTGTGAATCTGCTTGCCCTTGTCATCGCAAGCCCCGACCCCGTTCATCGTCTTGTCCGGGTATCGCCCCAACCGCCCTGTCAGCGCGTTGTAAATATCAGGGTTAATCTCCCGAAACTCATCCATCACGCCAAAGGTCAACTGTAATGACAACAGCCTACGCACATCATTGGCATCGTCCAGTCCACGGAACAGAACTTCACACTCAACGTCGTCAAACTTTAACTGGAACTTACTGTTCGTCTTCTCCAGTATCCCGGCCTCGCCATCTGGATACCACTTAATAAAGTCCGGTATGGTCGTATCCCAGAGCATCTGGCGCGTGTTACGGATGACCGCCACCCGGCTACGGCGTATACCATCGGGCGACGCTTTCACGCGCTTGGCTTCATACCCGATCTTTATGAGCGCGGCGGTAGTCTTTGTCGAGCCCACTGGCCCTACGATAAAGTTAGCAAACTTGTTTGCTGTAAGAAACGGAACCACCGATGTCGGCGGAGTGTAGACAAGGTTAGCCATCTATGGTCAGAGGCTGTGCCCCTTGGGGTATGTTTATGGTGATACTAAATTTCGGTGCAACGCTTGCCCCAGCGTTCTTGTCTTCTTTAGGCGCTTTGAGCCCCGCTACGTCCGTGAGCGCGTTGAACACGGACAGCTTCTGCATCACGCTGGTGTCGTTGGCTATAGCCTGCTTGAACATCATCGCCATCATCTCCTCAGCCATGAGCCCAGCCTTGAGACGAAAGGTCATGCCGTTACGCTCAAACTCCGAGCGCTGTGTCTGCACTGCGGTAATGAACGGACTCCACTGGGATAGACGTTCCCACTTCTCACCCTCAAAGCCAAAGCGCTGCGCAATAGCTACAGGGTCTTCTAGCCCAGCGGCACACTCCCACACCAACTGGGGCGGGATGTCCAAAGTAACGTGAGGGTCTGACGCCTGTGGCGATAACGCAAACTCTGAGTGATTCAGGTGTGCTGTCAGGTCATCGACTTCAAACTCGTTCATCGTTTTTTAGATATTGCGCAATCGCACGGCGGACAATCTCAGACAAAGTAACACCGGTCTTAGCCGAGTATTCCTTCATCTTTGCCACAAGGTCTTCAGGTAGAAAAAAATTATGGCGAATCATCTAACGGGCTTGCCAGATTTTTTCATCTTGGCCTCTTCCATAGCCTCGCCTTTTTTGTACATAGCTGGGGGCATCTTCTTTTCCATCTTCTCTTCTTTTTTGGACTCTTTACCTTTGAACTTAGCCATGAGGGCTGGGGGCATTTTGGTAGCCATAGAAAACTCCGTTGGGTTAATGACGTGTGTATGGTAGCAAAAATTTATGGCGTGTCAAGCGATGGGGGGTGCTGGGATGTATGTAGACGTGTGTATATAGGGAAAAATTGGCCTTGTCGTGTGCGTAATGGGTAGAGTAGCGCCCCCCACCCCGTGCCCGTTGCCCTCCCCCCCACCCCGTGCCCTTGTCTGGGCATCGTTGTCCGATTCATGCCGTTAGTGGAAGTGATACATCCGGCGGCGTTTTGGGGCAAACAGTATCTGTGACTATGCAAACACCCTCGGCAGGGGGCCTCGCAAGAGATAAGGCATAGCGCACCGAGTGCAATCAAGGCACATATTCGGATTCCGCGTGATTGCGGGTTGGGGTGTGACACACTTATAAGTAGCATGGGCTAGGGGGTGCAACCAAAGCGCCTGAAGTGCGGTCGGGGGTGACGAGATAACTCGCCTGATTGAGAACATGGATGGATGAAAAGGGCTGCGGACACGGAATAGCAATCTCGGTGCGAATTTAATGTGGCGGAACATTGGGCAGTACCAGTAAATCACACCCCCGACAGTAAATCTATAAACTGTGTACTGACATGGCTACTAAGTCACCCGCAAGACTAATAGGCTAAACGTGCAAGGCAAGCACGGCGGGTGGCTATGGTCTGGGCATTCAATCCCGAGTGTTCAGATTGTAGCTAAACTGACTTACTGGAGTTAAATCATGGAATTAGACAAAGACACAATCATCGAGCAATTCAACACTGTTATCGGTGAAATCGCACGGGCTCAGGCTCGCGCAACCAAGGGTATCTCGAAGGCACTGGTAATGTGTGTATACGCATCTATCGTGCTCAAAGATGCTGGCATGACCAATGCACTACTCAAGTGCCTACGCAAGTCTACCAAGCAATCCGCTATCAAGGACTTTATTGAGTTCTACGGCAATATTGCAATGACCATCAAGGAAGCGCAGTACTTTGATGCGCACAAGGAATGGTCACCAGAGTATAAGTTAGAGGTAGTCAAGGCTTCCCTGTCGTGGGAAGACTTCAAGGCGCAGACTGCGCCGGAAGCGTTGGATGTCGAAGCCAAGTTGGCTGGCATTGTGAAAGCGGTAGCGTCTGCGCAGAAGTCCAACCGCGAAGTTAAGCACGCTGAGTTGGTGGTTAAGGTGCAAGCCTTGCTCGCCGAGTTCCACGCTGCTGCGTTTGACGGATACGACGCCGAGTAAGCCACTGGTAGGACGAAACCCTCGTGAGAGGGTCTACGCATTAGGTGCGTACTGACGAGTCCAAGCGCCAACTTTAGAATATTCCACTGAAAAGTGTCGGAATAAACTACAGAATAAACAAAAGTCCTTATAAATCATCCACTTATAAGGGTATTATTCTAATATTCCAATATTCTTATGTAAATGGCTGCGCTCACAT